TACTTCTTTAACTTGTTCGTAATAAGCAAATTCCCCGAATGGAGGAACAATCTTATCATTGCCGTGTATGATGAATACTGTATCGCAATACAATTCATCACCCCATGAACCAAACGGATATCCGTCAGTAAACATGATAAACTTCTTAGGCTGAATATCATTTTCTTTCATGTATTCCCAGTTAGCATCAAAATCAGTTCCACCACCGCCCATTGGTTCATAGCTATCAAACTCATCGATATTGTAACCGTCAAAGTCTGCTTCGTTATACACTCGAGTATCAAAACACCAAACTTTAATTTTAAAGTCTTGATATTCTTGCATAATGCCCTTAATTTCACTTAAGAAGTCTTTGGCTTGTTCATCACCAATAGAACCTGACATGTCAATAGCTACACAGATATCAATTGTTTCTTGAAATTGAGTGCCTGGTAGAATTGCGTTCATATGCCAACCCTTACGATTAGGACGCATGAATGAATAATCGTTTTTAATAGTGCTTTGGATTTGTTGACGTAAAATTTCACGCCAATTCATTTTAGGCTCTGTAAATTCTTTAATCATGCGTTGTACACTAGCAGGAGTGTTACCAGCACCTGCGGCATTTGCGGCTTGAATTGTAGCTTCACGAATCTCGTCACGAATCTGTTTTAATTCTTCTTTAGTGTACTTTGGCTGACCATTTTTGCCATCTTCTCCCCAGTCAATGTGCTCGTCCAATAATTGTCCAAGTGCATTGAGTTCATCTTCGTCCATTTCATCAAAAATTTTGTCGTAGACTTCTTCTGCGCCCATGCCATAATATTTAGGATCATGGAAAATTTTAATATCAGGAATTTGATGATCGCCGATACGGTCACGGACTAATTGTCCGTTTACACAATAATCAGCGGCAATGTTAAAAATGCGCGGATTACGTCCTTCTCGCCGACCCATATGATCGAATACATTATGCAGAATTTCATGTGCAATAACAAACTCGACTTGTTTAACTGTTAGTGGATCGAAAAATTTACGGTTAAAGAAAATAGTACGACCGTCTGTAGCCGCAGTAGGTAACCAATCGCTAGCTTCTTGTATTTTTAAGCGTGTAGCCATATTACCGAAAAACGGATGACGAAGTAGTAGACCCACACGGGCTACAATAATTTTGTCTATAACTGGATCTGCGTGTGACATTTATGCTCCTGAATTGTTACTATGTATATAGTATAACACCTCCCGAAGGAGGTGTCAAATAGTGCTAAACCAAATTATTTTTCTGTAGCTTGGCTAATGTACTTGCCAAATTTGGCATGGAAATCATCAAAACATTTGATTTCGTCTGGATCTAACGGCAACTTGTAAGTTGACAATGCTAGTTTAGTACCCATAATAACCAATTCTGTTTCAAAATTATCCATAATAAATTGGAAGAAATTATTAACTTGATCGTTCCAGTTTTTAGCTTTCTTCTCGCAAGAATCTTTCAATTCATAGCACAAAGATACAGTCAAAGAGTACATTGCTGAAATCTCTTTTGAATCCATTTTCTTAACTTTGCCACTCAAAATGTCTGTAGGATTAGGCATTTTGCTAGCATGTTTGCGGTGCGCCATAAACTTAACAGCCAAACCTTCACCAACTGAACCGGACACTAAGTCTGTTAGTGTGTCGTTATCACAGTCATCGTCTGTAAGTAATTCGCTTACAAAACTCCAGCTACGTGGAGTAGCAAAGGCACGTGAACTGGACTTAGGATCGAAATCATACAAGTCTTTCTTAGAGAAAGTCAAAAAGCCCACAACATCTTGATGAATCTTGTTGTCAACAGCCCAATCAAAGTAGTCATCCCAATCTACAGTCATTTCCAAGTGAACAAAACGATTAGCCAACGGAGCTGGCATACGGAATGTTACACCTTTGTCAGTTTCACGATTACCTGCCGCAACCAACATAACATTGTCTGGCAAGTGATAGGTACCTACACGACGATTCAAAACTAATTGATAAGCCGCCGCTTGTACACTAGGTGCCGCACTGTTCATTTCATCCAAGAACAAAATAATGTTCTTGTGCTTACTTGCCATTTCTTGTGTTGGCAATTCGCTAGGAGGTGCCCAACGCATAGTGTTATCGTTAGAGTCAAAATATGGAATACCTTTAATATCAGTAGGTTCCCAAAGGCTCAAACGAACATCGATAACATGAGCATCGAGCTCAGTACCGAGCTGTTTAATAATATCGGATTTGCCAATTCCGGGAGGACCCCATAGGAAAATTGGACGCTTGTTTTTAAATGCTTTACGCAGAGATTTTTTTGCACCTTGGGGGCCAACGGTGCGAGTAGCTAGATCTGATGCCATTTCTTTTCCTATCTTAGTTTAAAAAAAGTGTTGTTGAATTAACGCTCTATGTATCTATTATACAATAGTACCGTAACTAAGTCAACTATTATTTTGGCTAGCTAGTTCTTTTTCTCGCTCATTCATGGCTTTAATTAAGCCAAATTTTCTGATGTCGTCGGAAAACAACATCAGTTCAAATCCTTTCTTTTCAGCGAACACAGTAATTGACATTGGTGTAAGATAATACGGACAATCGATGTATCTTTCCAAAAATACGATTGTTTGAGGACTTAGTTCAATTGGTTCTGTAAACGGAATTTCGTATTCTTTTAATTCCAAATCTCTTACCAAAAATTCGTAACCTTCTTCAGTTAATCGAAATGCATTTTCTTTACCAACTCGATTACTTTGCCACCATTTACGACCAAATAATTTTACATTAGCCTCGTCTGTGCTTTTACCCCATTGCTCCAGAAATATTTTGGTTAATGCATTTCGATTAATCATTTTACTATAGTGCCAGTAGTCAGCATAACTACTTGAAAATCTTCACAGCCAAATGTTAAGTTTAATTTTTTGGCTAAATTACGTGCGTGGCCCGGGTTACTAAAAGATACTTTTTTATACTTAGGACCAGGATAATTGACTAGACTATTAAAACTTTTAAGATTAAACGGTTCATTTTTATAAAATACAGCCCAAATGGCTTCTGCTTCTAAAATCTGTTCAGATTTATAAGTTTTCTTGTTTGTGTATTCTAATAAAACTTTTGGCTTAGGTCTTGACATAATATGCGTCCTGGTAATATACGCATATATTTATCTTTTATTCTGTGTTACCGAAGTCACCACCGTCTAATTGTACTGTAACAACTTCAGAGCTTACACTAGCCTTTAATGCGTTATACATACTTTCATAGTCTTGATTCATTTTAATTAAAATTTCAGTAAGAGCCAAATTTAACATTCTTGCTTGTTGAATAGTAATTTTAACTTCTTTGCTTTGACTTAATTCGGCGGCTTTTATCAGTTGAATTAACTGACTAATTGGTGTAGTATTAATTGGATTTTGCATTTGCCAATACCGTTTTCATTTCTAGTTTATCCATAAATGGTCCTTGATATGGATATCTTTCAATAGTAATTGCTTTAGGACAGAAACTCTTAACCCAGCCCTTGTTAAATTTAATAATATAATATCCTGCACAATATAAACTTTTACTTTGCAAACTCTTAGTGAATAACGGGAGTTTACGTCTAACATCATACATACTGTTATAAGGAACACATAATGTCGGATATCCATGACATTCATGTTCTTCAGGTTGTGTAACTTTTACTTTAGTATTATTTAAAAAGAAACCATCGCCAAATTGTTTAGTTAAGTCTTGTTTCTTATTAAACATTACTTCGCCTTGAGTACTACTTAAAACAAATTTGTTGTTTTCTTTTTTATGTAAGGTAGCAATTTTAGTTCCAGCTTGTTCTACAATCCAAAATTTTCCATCTACAATAGGTTTTGCGTGTATGTCTGTCATTATTCTTCCTTATATTTTGCTTGAAATGGTTCTGCATAAGATTGTATATTTTCTGCAATCTTTTTCATATCCCATGCATTACAGAATTTTAGCATACGAATACCCACTTGATCTACTGCTTTAGGTACTGCGTTAGCTGTAATTGTTTCTTTAATTTTAACCTTAATATCATCAGGTTGTGCAGTCAAATCACATAACTGTACATTACGTTGATAATCTTCTAAGACACGATGTTCTAAACCATTGTGGTCAACCCATCTCTGAAGCATGAGATTGTTCCACGCAAATCCTTTGGCTTTACGATCTTCGAACGCTTCAGTAAGACCAACTTTGTTTTTAGAACCTTTAGTACGCACACCTGGATACGCCGAGAAGACATTATCACTGGTATCACCACGCATACATTTCTCGAATAGCATCCACTCTGGGTCTTGTGCTGGCTTTGGTTCGCCTGTTTTTTTGTCTTTAACGGGTTTACCTTTTGCATCAAAGATACCTTCGTGTGTAATATGTAAATCGCCTACACCATTATATTGGCTAACAGTTGGACTTACTAACTGTGCAAAATCTCCATCTGTTGAAATAATGACATGCTTGGTATCTGGATGTGTTTGTATCCAGCCTGCAATCAAATCATCCGCTTCTAAGTTAGGATGTTGCATTACTGTAGCATTAGTTTTTTCTGTAATAAAATTTTTAAATTCGTCAAACGCTTCCCAGAATAGCTTGTCTTCCTCTTGCTCTTTGACAGTCATAGCCGCACGAGTTTCTTGCCTGTTTGCTTTGTAAGGCTTATAATAGTCCTTGCGCCACGACCTACCTTCAAGACAGAATACTACATGAGTGCCACCAAAATCATGCCATGCCTTTTTAATACTATTAAGCGTGATATGAAATGCCATGCCAAGTTTGATATCAGCAGAGCCTTGAACTACGTGTCTAGCACGAAAAAATGTGTTAGCTGTATCGACTATAATGTGTGTCATTCGACTGATGCTTTCCCGTTACCGAGTTTATTTACATTGATAAAACCAGCACTAGATCTTGTAGGATCTTGTCCTGCCTCTGCTAGCATGTTTCCGGCTAAATCACGAAACCAACGATCAACAATATATTCGTCAGGATCGCCATCGAATCCATAACCAGCTTGTTTCAATTGTACTATAAATTCATTATTCCAGTCAAGCTCAAAGAAGCCATTCCGCACATTTTCTGGATTAATTTTAGTATCCAAAACTCCTACCCATGCTTCTCCTCTTTCAGTAGCACGTTCTTTTGGAGTCATTTTTGCTTCTTGTTCGGCAACCTGTGCTTCAGCAGTTGAGGCTATAGCCTTTGCTTCCATTTCTTTAAGCATCTTTAAGTTTTCTTCTAACTTATCGATACCAAACCATTTTTTAATTAAATTTTTCATTTTTCATCCTTGCAATCGCAACGTCTTCCTTGATAGCAGTTTCCTGTACAAAGAGATTTAGAACCTTTAGTAAACGCAATAACACATACTACAAATATTGTTACCAATAGTAATGCTATAATCATTTCAAACATTAGGTACCCCATTCGTTTTTAAAGAGTGGAACTTGTAAACGGTCACTGTAACGCCACCCACGTTTCATAGCCGCTAATGCTACATTTTTAGCATTTAATGTATACACACTTTCTACACCGCCTACTGGCATTAGATAAATGTGTCCTTTGAATCCTGCCGATTTAAACGCATCTACTGCACGTTCTGCATCCTCGATATCTTGTTCTGTAGCAACAACAAATTTAAGATATGCTGTACCAACTTGTTCGTATTCACATACTATTTCGGGTTTAATTGCATCTTCCCAAGATTCACCACTTGCCGGTAATTTTGCACTTACACTGAATGTAATTTCTCTCTGTTGACGAGGTAAACCTTTCCATACACTCAAATAATGTTTAAATTCTGTAGTTAATTGTTGAGTACCATTTGTTTCGAACGTAATTTCTTTTAAACCGGACATCTTAGGATGATCCAACAAATCAGGATAAGCACGTTGCCATCCTAACAACGGTTCTCCGCCTGTAATAACTAGATGCTCGTCTTGCCATTCGTTATATGGAATAATTTCTGTAATACGATCTGCTATAGCATCTGTAGTAAGCATTGGACTAAGGTCTTTAAAGCTAGGATGCCAACTAGCATAGCTATCACAACCGGTTGATACTAGTGGCAAATCTTCATATTTGTTATATAAATGTACAACACTAGCAATATCTTCTGCTTCTGTGCTTAGTTCGCCTCGAGGCATGCCAAAGCCTGCACACTTAAAGTTACAACCAAATGTACGTAAGAAAACAGACGGTACACCCATGTAACGTCCTTCGCCTTGTACACTATAAAATAATTCTGCAATTTTAATTTTACTCATCTTCATCTTTCTCTAAATATTGACTTACTTGATCTTCTGCATCTTGTATGCTTTCAGCCCATACTGTAAATGTAGCGATACCTTTACTAGCACGAATATCAAAAGGAATAGTTCCGTTTGGAATCCAGTTATCGCCTACTTCTCGTTTAATAGTAAATTTTTCCATCGTAGTTGTTTTCATACGATAGATTAATTCATCAGTTAGTTGTTTGGCGTTTTGCATCCTGTTCCTCCTTGAATTTTGCTACATCCTCTACAGCACTTAGCAGTGTGTGAGCATAGTTAAATGCTTGTTGTCGACGCATGATTACAGTAGACTCTGTATCAATATAACCTTTAGTCAACAATGTCCAAATAGCATGCCAACGAGTTTTACTCCACCAATTGCTTTTTACAGTTGTATAGATAGTAACACTAACATCATTCTCTTCAGCCTCGACCCACATGTGATGATCGTGATCGGATGCGCCACATTCACATGTAACACGGTAAACTTTTGAGTTGCCCCAATCGTTTGTTTTCATAATGCCTTCGGCAGGTGTTTGTACTATCATTTTGAAGCGTATTCCTGTTGCATCTTAATATTGTCAAAGAATTCTTTCTTTGTACCGTGGTCGTCTTTGAACGCACCTTTTAATACTGTAGTTTGTGTAAGACTGCTCTTGGCCATAATGCCGCGATTTTCACAGCATCCATGTACGGCTTGTACATACACACCTAAGTCTTGTGCTCCTGTGGCTTTTTGGATTTCCCTAGCAATGTCATTACAAAGTTCCTCCTGGAGAGTACCACGTCGGGCACACCACTGTGCAATTCTTGTGTACTTGCTGAGTCCGATAAGTTTCTCGGCCGCAATAATACCAATATAAGCAACGCCGGTAACGGGTTGGTGATGATGGCTACACATACTGCGAAGCTCACTACGAACAACTAGCATACCTTCATAACGGTCCACCGAGTCGTTTGGAAATGCTGTTGCGTCTGGTGCTGGGTCATATCTTCCACTCATTATTTCATTAAAGTACATTTTAGCCATTCGCTTGGCTGTGCCTTTGCTATTAGGATCTGTTTCGCGATCAATCAGCAATGCATCTAAGACTTTTTCAAAAGCCTTAGTAGCTTCTTCGATTAAGACTTCTTTTTGTTCTTCGTCGACAAACTCGCTAATGTTGTCACCGGCCCAAAAACGCTTGCCTCGTCGTTTCATTTGAAAGCGGATAACATCCGCTAGATTACATTCTTTATAATTTTTGTCATCATCGTCTTGCTGTTCTGCGCCAGCAAGAATATTTTCGTGTTCGTATGTTCTGGATTCAGTCATTATTACTCCTATGTGTTATTATATGGGTTTATTTAGGCGATTGCAAGATATTTTCTGCTCGAAGTTTTCTACATGCTTCTTTTACAGCAACAGGATAATCGGGGTTAATTTCAGAGATTGAGCAATCGTAACGTACGGTTACGTGGGGGTGTTTTAAAGCCATGTATAATCCAAACACAACAACACCGACACCTGATAATATTACTAGTACAAAATCTAAACTTTGTCGCTTATTAATATCTTGCATAAATGATAATCCTTTTTTGATTTAAAACGAAATAGCATACAAGTTTCATATGGATGACTTGTATATCTTAAACCAGGCAGACCAAAAACTTCCATAATATCTGCACACACTTCATTCCACCAGCTATTTCTTTGATTATTCCAATCTATGCGGATCTCATAAACTGAATTAACTGTTTCCATTTTGTTCTGCTTCTTTAAGCTGATCTTGCAAATATTCTAAATATGAATCTAACACTTCAGCTTGTTTAGTTACGCCATCGGATCTCATTCTGGCGATATCTTGTGTAGCTTGGACAATTTTGTCCTTAATTTCTTGTACAGTTAGTTCTTTCATTTTCCAGTACCAAATTTAATTAATGATCCGCTGAATAAGATATTAAAAGCGGCCCAAGTTTCCCATGTTAATGGAATATGCAATGCCGGAAATAATGTATTCAACGCCCATATACCTATGATAGGTCCCAATGAAATAGCAATGATAATGAATATAATACCAAATGCTAATCTAATTAAACTGCTTGTTAACGACATAACCAAAATTCCTCCCAAGGATAAACTAACCAACAATCTTCTTCTGTCTTGTTTACAGTCCAGACATAGTAATCTGGATCTTTAAATTGACTAGATAAATTATGAGTTAATACTGCAAACCTGACATTGTCTCCCCATACATGTTGCCATTGTGTTTCGCCAGGCAAGCAACTGTTTTGCCAATCTTTTTTAATCCACGCGACGGTAGATCCTTGATCATTAATATCATCAACAACTAGAATCTTTTTACCTTCGTATGCGTCTTCGCTCATGCTACAATTACTAACACAGTCGCCACCGTCTCGTAGACTAATGTCTAAACTGTTCATTTTAATGCCAGTGTACTGGCTTAGCAAGTTAGCTGGCACAAGTCCACCGCGGGTTATACCTACAATATAGTCAGGCTTCCAATCGTGTGCTGACATCTGGCGAGCGATATCTAATACCGCTCCTTCGACTTGTTGCCAGGTATAGTAAACTTTCTTCATACTGTCAATGCAGATGCTAATGTTGTCATTTCATCTTGAGTCATAAAGAAATTATAAACAGCAGTATCTGTGACCTCACCGTCTTTTAGTGATTGTTGTTCTAAATTGACACTAAACAATCCTTTAGGATTTAGTACTTCGTGTTTTTTTAAAATAAGACGAAAGCCCTCGTGTTCTTTGATAATCGTCTCTTTATAAGTATCTCTAACTGATTCATGTAGTTCCATTGTCATCTCCTTTTATTGCTTCGAATGTTCTATACTTGCCCAATGCTGTGATGTAATCATCATACAACTTTTTTAGCTTTGGATGTTTACGTTCTAGTATAACATCTCGTTCGGGAATTTGCAAGACCTTTTCAATGGTGTTTAACCGTTCCTCCAAATCGCGCCCGTTAATAACCATGTTACCTTTGACTTCTATAGTGGCAGGATTGGTTTGATTAATCCTCATCACTTCGCTATTTGGAACGCTTGTATTAGTGGTCCAAATAGTGTTAGTTCCAGTCGATGTTAGATAACCGCCATATGGTATAGTAGCTGTGCTGGTACCATTAGTATATATTGAAGTAGCAGTTGTATTAGTTGTTGGGAAGTAAGACATTCTTTCTATCACTTAAATATTTTTCAAAGTGGATCCATTTATTTTCAACAATAAATCCCCACTCGCGTTGACGCTTACCGACAAAGAACAATGTCCACGGTGTTACGCCTTCTTTTAATTCGATACGGTGGAAGGTATGTGTATTTCCGAAACGGAAACTACCAGGCCCTCGCCAAATTCTTACTTCACAGTTCTTTGTACCATCTTCATTGAATTGTGCAATCCACTCGTAGTATCCACCGGCAAGAATGATAGTAAAGTAGTTCCATGGATGATCATGAACATCATCTGGATCTGATTTTAAGAACTTGTGTAAAAATACGTTGTAAGGGAATGTTACACGTTCTTTGAATAGAACATAGTAACGTTCCAAATATGGTTCGTTTTCTGTACGATCCATAATGATACGTTTACGGTCATGGCGTTCGAGCCAATTAAGGACGTGATCTTTGATCTTCTGGTGTGTCATAATGATTTTTTACTAGTAAATAAGTTGTTTTAAATTTTTCAAATGCTATTTTTAAACCAGGATATTCTTCGCACATTTTCTGCACTTCTGACCAATTGGGAAATTGATCTTTCCAATCTTCGGGCAAATGAAACGTAAAGGTATCGGATGCACCTATACTATTAAGTTGAGCAGTAGTTAACGATGCTATACCTGTGCCAAACGTACTAATAGTATGCGTGGGAGAATAACATGTATTACTAATCGTAATAGTATCCGATGAAAGAGAGTATCCACTATTTGGAGCAGTAATTGTAATCACGCAAGGAGAGTAACTACTAGCATAATCAGTTGAGCCTGTCCAACAAACTGTTTGCGGAGAAGAAATTGTCATGTAAATCCTTTGCTTGTTTTCGGATCATATGAATTCTTGTAGAATAATTATCCATATGTTCCATTATCTTACGACATACGTCTGGACGATATACGGTATAAGCGTCATAACTTTCAGTCCATTTACTTGGATACTTAAATCCATCGTAATACATTTCTGTGTAACTAAGTCTGTCCGGGACCATAGGAATAGCATCAACTACCGCACCTTCATAGCAACTAATGCCTAAAGTTTCTTGTAAGTTAGCACTAAACACCATCTTCGCTTCGCCTAACAAGTTATGATATTCATTTTTTGTTAGTTGTTGATCCTGACACACTATAAATTCATACTGCGGTAAGTGTGTAGCTAAGTCTCTGAAAATCTCAACTTGCTTCTCAGGTGCGATGCGATGCGGAAAAAGAATTAAGTCACGCTTGGGCATATTCTTATACATAGTTAATGTATCGTCCATATATTCCATAGGCCAGCCTGTGCGTACAATTTTTGTATCGTATAATTCCTTAGCAGGAGTAAACCCTAATAAGTTTTCGCAAAATAATTCGATATGAAATTGTGTAGCAAAGTAGTTGTGATCAAATGCGTGATAGAAACTTTTTTCAGCGTGTCTGACCCAAGGTTTATCTCCAACTAACCGTCCGAGAAAGTCTTGAGGATCATAACTGCCAGCATGCCATAGACCATGTGTGACTACTGGAATGTTCAGTAGTTCACTCATGTATTTTAAGTTTATGATGCCAGGATGCCAAGCATCAGTAAAAATGAAGTGATCGCCAGGCTGTACTGATCCGGAGCAAAATAGACGCCCCATTTGTTCCACTTGGCTAGACTTATAGATATTGGTGCCGCCAAAATTAAGAAAAGCACCAGGAGTAGTGGCTGAAGGAATATCCGTAGGCCCAGATAGAATTTGAACATTATGTCCTGCCTTTCGTAAGAGATTAGGTACATGAGTCTTCCACTGACCCGTGTACCTTGTATCTACGGCTTCTAAATCAACTAGAAAAATTGTCATTATTAATAACGATTGTTTCCACTGCGGTTGTATTCGCCACGTGGTTTGCGTTCACCGGTATAAGGCTTCTTAGGACGATTACGTTTTTCATAATTTCTCCAAGCCCAACTTTCTCTATTGTAAAGATCTGCTTCGTTAAACGGAAACATTTCTAGTTTGCAATAATCCAAATATGACTCTAAGTCGTCAAAAATTTTGACAATATCAGGGCGGATTTCGAAATAACTAACGTCTTTATAATTCTTAGCCATAATAGCTTTCCTTGTTTATATCAATACTTAATAAAAGAACCATTTTCTCCGTCTTCGGAGACTTCAATCCAAATCTCACGATCTGGATACTTTGCTGAGATTGTGTCATATAAATCATCTGACATCATCTCGCAACTTTTATAGTCAAGTTTCAAAACGGAATCTTGACCATTATACAGCGACTCGAGCCATCGCTTGAATTGTATGAACTCGACATCTCTGTCATTGTGTTGCACACTAAGCCACACCCTGAAATGAAAGATGTGACGATGAGGAGTACCAAGAAACGATACGTCATACATGTCTCCTGTTGCTAATTTTGGATCTGTTGCGGCCGCTGGATAGCAGTGGATACCTTCCTTTTGAAAAGTAACCCAGATCATTTTATTTGGTCTAATATCTTGTTTAATAATCATTAATTTTCTCTTTTAAAGCGTTGTAACGGAAACTGATCTACTTGTAGTTTATAGATAAAAAACACTAATGTCAATCTATCAGACGTATTATTTTTTACAAAATTATTAGCGGCATGATACATATGACTATCAAATGCAACTAATCGATTGAATTTATTTTTAACTATAATAGATTCTGAAAATTGTTTATTATTTTCTTCTCTATAATTTTTATATTCAATATTTTTCTTAGGATCTTTTATTGTTTCTGCAAATTTATCTTGATGTAATGCTTGCGGAGCCATAACTGCTGAATCATATACAGTTGTTCCTGCATCAGGTGTAGCATCATCATCTAAATATATAATTCCGGTAATCAAGGCATCGTCGACATGTGCCCACCCACTATCATATATTGAACTTACTTTTTGAAAACATCCAGTTGAGCTCCATGCATAGGTATGATTTGCAGGATAAAATATTTTTAAAAACCTTGTTATAGTATTGTCAAAAAAATTCTTATCCAATTTATGCAAAGGCAAAGACCGTTCACCGGGCCATCGACTCTCATCGTCGGTTTGATATTCTTGCCTTAATGCATAATCTCTAACCATTAAGGGATTATCAAAAAAATTATCTACTACTGTTGTAGGAATTATATAATTATTCACAGCGTTGTATCTTGTGTATATTGATCCCAATAAGTGTATTTGTCTTTACTCATTAGATCGTGTAGTTGATGTGTCCATACACCGGGATTTGTAGCACCCCAAGTGCGATCATCAAGTTTAAGTGTAGCATTATAGTTAAGTTGATTGATATACGGTAGTTTAACACTAATCATAGGAACAAAACGTGGATATTCGTTATAAGAAGATTCTAATACACCTTCAATATGTTCAACACCAAAGTCTAGAGTTACCCAATAGTCTTTCTTTAAACACGGAATAATAACATCATCCCAGCGTTTGTATTCTCCGTGGCTAATCGATTTAGGATTAAAACTTTGACTAGTGCCAAAGTAGATATGTTTTACTTTACTTTCTTCAGCTTTTGTAAGGATTTCTTCGATAGGAGGAGTTCCTACAACAAATAAGGTAAACATACTATGACAAATAGTATGCTCCACTTCATAACCTGTGAAATAAACAACATCTTGTCGTTCTTCTGTGTTTAATCCCATTTAATATAACCTCTGCTGTAACCACTCGGACGATTAACGCCATCCGCAAACGCTTGTTCCCACTCTGTAGTACGATTGTAACATTTTGTCCAAAAAGAATCAACCTCTAAGTAACCGTTTTCGATAAAATACCTTGCCATTTGCATACAATCAATAAAATAAGGATTACGTGGACTTGGCTTAATAGTAGTAACAGCCTTCCAAAGTTGAGATTGCGCTTCTTGTTTAGATACTGCTTTGCCAACTCCATCGATAATTAATGCATTATTATTTAGGTTAATTTGTAAACCTAGCTCATAATTTCCACTAAGATCTACAACAACATCATAATTTTCAATAGTGCTTGATAAAAGTTTATCTCCCCACAAATCTTTATTGCTGTGTCCAAGCACATCTACATGAAAGATATAACCATTTAGGCGCATAGCATGATAAGCAACCCAAGCAAGGAAACCACTACCAATAATTAACATACGTGTGTTTTCACTTTGACCTTGTCTATCTAATAATTGTTCTTTAGCCTGATTAATAAGATTGAGTCCACACGCTACTGGTTCAAGAATATATTTAGGATTAGCTTCGGGGACTACTACAAATTCTTCAATTCTAACATTATAATAATCGGCATACGCTGGTTCACCTCGTGTAGCAACAATATCGCCAACGTTGGTTTTAGCAATGCCTGATCCAACTTTGGTTACAATGCCTAACCCTTCGTGACCTTGCATGTGCAACGGTAATGGCCCGAATTCGCCCATCATCATATCAATGTCGCTACGACAAACACCTGTCATTAACGATTTAACTTCAATTTCATAAGTATTTGGTTCAGGTTTATCGTACTCAACTTCATCAAACCAACCTTGACCGTTAGTTTGCAAACATTTTACTTTCATAATTTTTCTACTTGTTCGTGGATCCAAAGGTCAATGTCATATTGATTTAACCAGAATTGATAATTATCCATATTGTCTATAGCATCTTTGATCATATTTGAATATGCTTCTTCTGGACATAACCCTAATTCAAAACTTTCTATTAATCCATCATTGGTATGAAAATCAATCCGCCTTAAATCATCGGTGGTATTTCTCCAATTAGCTTCTAACGACCATTTATTTCCAAAATCTATATAACAATGATCGTCGACATCATATATTCCATCTGATTTAACAACACCGTAATCAGTTTGAGTTAAATCCTTTAACTCCCATTGCCTATTAGAACCATAATCTTTTAACAGTTCTTTACGCCAGTTTGGATTAAGGGCAATATATAAACTTAATAAATGTGGCATTAAATCTCTACTAACACCTCCAAATGCTAATTTTTTTGTAGTAAACCAAGTTCCAGGGTTAGGTACACGATCTTTATTACACCAAAACAAATCAACATACCGGGCTCTTAATGCTTGTAACTTTAATTCATCTATATTACTACGCCACATATTGTTTTTAACCATCATAAATCGTGTTTGAGGGAATGTGGTTATAAGTTTAGCCCATGTGAGACTAGTAGCAACACCTGGTTTTTCAATAAAAACAATCTTTGTATAAGGCGCTAGTTTAGCCGCAAGCTCGAAATGCGTAAAGTTAGGAGTACAAATGTGTACAGTATCAAACATGTGGCATTTAATAATAGCTGAATCCACAGTTTGAAAATCTGCACCTTTATTTGGGTCGCTATCTACGGTAATTACACCGTGACCAAGTTCAGTTAATACTTTAACATATAGATTGCCAATGCCCATACCTACAACAAGACTAGTTTTCATTTGTAAATTTCTTTCCTTCTTCCCAATACTTGATCATACGACTAACATCTTCCATACGTTCTTGCACGACATTAGGAGCCGCACGTTCTAATTCTTTCAAATTATGATAACTAGGATAATGACGCAAGCACCAGCGAGCTTGTTCGCGTATTTCTTTTGGAATACGTGGAGTTTTTTGAGGATTCATTAGGTCCTGTAGAAACTCTTCAGTTCGCTGTATACTTTTAAATCTTTCGTCAGGTAATGTCATGTACGCTTGCTTCTAAAGCATCGAGTTTATCAATTGCCGACTCGTCAAAATCGGTTTCTTCTTCTAATTGTACACTATCTTCTTCTACTTCTTCAAACAATTCGAAGAATTTAGTACTGGCATTAACTGTACGTTTGCCCGTATATCCTCTAGTTCCCGGAATAGCTTGCCAAAATTTATCAAATCCGTCGATAATTGCATTAGCAGTGTCTCGATCAGGAGCACTAAAAATAGCATCTACGATATCTTTGAAGTATATTCGATCAAATTTTTCATCTACTAGCATAGCAGGACAAAGACCAGCATCATATTGACGATTTGCCTCTTGTACACTATTCAAATGCAACCATACATTATGACCCATCATAATAGCATAGGTAAAACTATCCCAACTTGTTTTACCTTCTTTACCTATCTTATTTAGATCACCGGGCCCATATATACAAATCTTATTAACTTCTACTCCATCCATTAATGGGCTAGTAGTAAAAGACTCGAAATGTTTATCTTGTACTACTACGTCTTGGAATAATCTTGTGTCTTTAGCATACTTTTTGTCATCAAGAGACGGCAACATACGGTAGAGCCACTTTTCTCTGTCCTTAATTTCTGTTTGGACATAGATTTGTCCGTTTGCGGTTGCAAGGAACGGTGAGGCGCAATCAAAAGAGATGGTAAAGTTTTCATTATGATATTTCCTTATTGCACGTTGTATGTCAGTTAATAATAATGCCCATTCCAATTTACTAGTTCCTAGGAAGTGCATCCAATCTTGATGTCCTTTTTCAAGAAGACCATCAAATTTTAATGCCACTAGTCTGCGCAATGTTAATTCGACATCACACATATTCTGTCCACCCATAGCCCAGCCATTAAAAGCCTTATCGCCATATATGTTAGGATCGCAAAAATCCTTCATTTGCTGATACCAATCTTCTGCTTGTGCGTGATTTTCACCTTGCAATACATTTAAAAATTTACAAGCACCTGTACGGTGTTTAATAAAATATTCGTTATTGTATTTTGTAGCATTTACAGCTTGTTGATATGAACTAATACCAGTGGCCTTCTTTCCAACAGGGCTACGTTCAACCCATGCTGGAATATCAAGCACCATTCCGTAATCCATTAATGCATCCATCCATGCTAACACTTGTTCACGTTTTTTCTGCGCCGCATCTAGTAATGCTTGATAGTTTTTAACATGATCAATCTTAGTATATTTTGGATTTCCATTTTTATCTAATTTAGGATCTCCAGTTGGATGCAGTTGTGGCACAAGTTCGACTCCTAATGCGTGAACTTCCTTCCATTTAGCTGCCACTTCAGGGCCATTAGGATCTCTCCATTCTCCTGCCCATACGCCTTTACC